TCCCTGCGTAGTCTCATGTTCTCTTTAGTTAGTATTGCATTTTGTCTGATAGCAAGAGTGATTACTGCTACAGATGTAGTTAAAGCAATGAGCATTGCTAGTAGTGTCATTGAATCTAGTACCATTTCTATCTCCTTTTGTGTGAGCATTGGCTAATAGGAACTAAGCAGTCCCCACAATAAACTGTATTATCTTGGTTGTCTACCATCTATTCGACTCGCTATCTACTGCTGTTGTACGGTTCCCCGCAGGAAAAAGTGCGGGTGGTGAGAGCCGAAGCCCCCACCACCCGCGATTGATTGATTAGACTAGTGATAACTTGGTAACCACTTGGTTTTCATACCACTTATCGTTCTTCTCAGAGAAACTTGAGGTCATATAGCCTTCAATGTTGCAGGCGAACTCTGTTTCTGTAGAGTTGATAAGGTTTTCACGAACCCATGCTTGGATTGCAGGGTCAGTGATTGTAATCTGACGGCTTGCAGTAAACTTGCTTGCCATTTCACCAGTTGGAGTGTATTCCAAACGGCGGTCTACTACAGATGCTTTGATAACTGTAGTATAATCTTTCACTGCTTTAACGATTGAACCATTGAATGTGAATGTGTTTGACATGTTATTTCCTTTTCTAGTAGTTGTTTTTGGGCGTAGCCCTCGTCACCTGGGACGAGGCAAGCCCTTGATGGTTAGTTACAGTTTGGACATACAGCATGCATATTGCATGTGTAGTGGCAGGTTTGGCACACCATTGAGTTTGGTGGCATATCCATATTGAGTTCAAAGATACGGTCAGTTATAACCGTAATCGGTGGGAGAAACTCTTCTCGAGTATCTTCCCATGTCTGAGTAGCCCATACGAAGTACGGTTCTACTCTGGTGGTTGAGCCTGTCCATTCATGGCCAGACTCAGGCTTGTCTATCTTGGTCATGCTGGTATACATAGGAGCATAACGATAGATGTCGTTGCCGTCATCTACCATTTCATGGGCTATAATCGCTTCTCTGCTTAGCCGATTATCCTCACAGTCCATGCATAGTTCGTTGAGCATGTAGCAGGCATAGCAGGAGTTTGTGATGGTAATGCCTAGTGACTCACTCATTTCTTTCCTTTCTTGTAGTTAGTATTTCCAACTACAACTTCAGCCAAGGCATGGCTGTCCAGTGTAGTTTGCTGGACTGCCATGCTACGGAACAGCCCGACTGCCTCAGCCAGCCAGGGTTTTTATTTAACTGGGGCGCGGAAGTATTATTGTTAAGGGAGCGCCGAGATAGCCTCCTGCTCAGCGCACTATCTAACAGTACAAACTGAGCGGTAGCAAACAGTTCTGGGGTCTAAATGACCCCTGACTGTTTAATTGCTTTTGGATACAGTAGAGTATCTCTACCTAAATATTTCCCGTACAACAGTATGCCTATGCCCCAGTACTATCAATATAGGTCTGACCTGCGGTTATAGTACTGTGATGTAAATCACAGGCTGCAAAGTGTTCGGAATGGGTGTTTGAACGGATTAATATATAGTAGAGGCAATTTATTGCCGATACTATAGCAAGGGCTTCAGGCCCTTGCGTACAGACTGTATCTACTGTCTGTTACAACAGGCTGTATAACAGACTATTGTAAGCGGGTAAATTCTGCCCAAAAGGGACATAGATGACATTCAGTAAAAGTAATAACCCACGTACCAAAAAAATGGCGGGGGCCAAGGCTAAATTCTTGGCGTTGGTTGCCGAAGGAATGCCTGCTGCTAGGGCTATGGTTCAGATTGGTTACAAGGAAGATACCCTAAGAATCTGGATATCAAGGGATAAAAAGTTTGCCCGAGACCTAGAGGATGCTAAGGCTGATGCCAAAAATAAGTCCACCATCTCCCTCGGAGTGGCAAAGGATGAGATTTCCTTTTCACAGTTTTCTGAAGTATTTTTAAACCAGCAGGTCTTTCCACACCATCAGGACTGGATTGACCTACTAGAGGGTTATGAACCTTCATGGGTACATGAGTCTATGATTTATGAAGACGGGGACCAGAACCGATTATTGGTTAACGTACCCCCTGAGCATGCTAAGTCAACCGTTGTAACGGTTAACTACTCTACATACCGAATTGCCCTTAATCCTAATGTGCGCATTATTGTGGTCAGTAAGACCCTTAACAAAGCGCGAGAGTTTGTCTACTCAATCAAGCAAAGACTATCCCACCCACGTTGGCTAAAACTACAGACAACCTATGGACCTGAGGGTGGTTGGAAACAAGACGCTGATACCTGGAAGGTAGATACCGTCTACCTTGGTAGCGATGCTAGAGACTCATCCGAAAAAGACCCAACCATCCAAGCACTTGGTATGGGTGGTCAGATTTACGGTGCTCGTGCTGACCTGATTATCTTGGATGACTGCATTACCACTGCCAATGCCCATGAATGGGACAAGCAGATTAACTGGTTACAAAAAGAAGTTATTACCCGTTTGGGTAAGAATGGCAAGTTGTTGATTGTAGGGACACGAATTGCGGCGAATGATTTTTATAAAGAACTTCGTAATCCGAAGCATTGGTCTGGTGGTAAGTGCCCATTTACTTACATGGCTATGCCTGCGGTATTGGAGTATGGGGAGAAACCAGAAGACTGGGTAACCCTTTGGCCCAAGTCTGACCATCCTTGGGATGGAGACGAAGATGAATTACCCGATGAGCAAGGGCTATATCCCAAGTGGGATGGACCGTCTTTGTTTAAACGGCGCAGTGAAGTAACTCCTAGTACTTGGGCTTTAGTCTACCAACAAGAGGATGTCGAAGAAGATTCCATCTTCCCACCCGCACTGGTGCAGGCTTGCACCAAGGGTATGCGTAAGCGAGGTCCATTAAAACAGGGCGTGGTGGGACATCCGAACCACGTAGAAGGTTACACAGTTGTTGGTTTTGACCCTGCTATGGGCAGAGGCCATGCTGCATTTGTAGCGGTTACCTATAACCGAGTAGATGGAAAGATGTATGTGCTGGACTGTGAGAACATGTCTGAGCCTACGCCGCAAAAAATTCGTGCCATGATTGAAGAGTTTACAATCAAGTACAGTCCTAATGAGTTTCGTGTTGAAATTAACGCACACCAGAAAGCCTATGAACTAGATACAGATTTACGTCAATGGCTATCGCAATACGGCTGTAGTTTAAAGCCACACTTTACACAGAAGAACAAGTGGGATACATCCCACGGTGTTGCATCTATGTCAACGATGCTAGGCACTATGCACGATGGAGTATTCCAAAAGAACAATACGATTGAGTTTCCTTCCGCTGATGGTTCAGAGGGAATCAAGGCTTTAATCCAACAACTCATAACTTGGAAACCAGATACCAAAGGCAAGACTGACTGCGTTATGGCTATGTGGTTTGCGTTTATACGCCTACGTGAGTTAATGCAACAGAGCACAGTAATAGCAAAATACTCAGAAAACCGTTGGGCTACCCGTGCTCAACTATCAAAACGTGGAAGCGTAAACCTAGACCTTGCCCTACAAGAACAGTGGCAAGAACAATTTGGATAAGGAACTAACATGGCACGGACTGGACAAGCGGCAAAAGCAATTAAAAAAGCAGCCGATGCAAAGCCTAAGGTAAGTAATAAAAAAATTCTTAAGGATGCAACTGCCAATGCCGCCATGCTTATAGGACCTGGTAAGTTTCTTAAGGCTGGAAAGATTGTTAAAAAGGGTGTTGACTCTTTTAACAAGACTAAACGAATTGCAAAAGATAAAGAGATTATTGCACGTTCTCCAGATTTAAAACAAACTCCTAACATGACAATTGGGCAAGCAAAGCGCATGAAGCAAGGCACTAAGCAACTTGCTAAAACAACAAAAAAAATTGCTAGGCAAAGTACTAAAAAAGGTTCTTATGGTTCAACAACTGTTGGCGACTCAAATGCTTTTAAAATTAAAATGGGTCTTGATAAACCATTTCCTGGCGTAGAAGTTAAAGGCATGCCTGCATTAAGTACACCATCGCTAGGTGGATTACGCAAGGGTGTTCCAGATAATATGACTCTTGGCCAGTTAGATAAATTTGATGCTATTCGTGAAGGTGAAAAAGCAAAGGCTTATGCTGCTGCTTATCGTCAAGCAAAGCGTGAAACCAAAGGCATGAAAAAATCTATGCAATCTAATACAACTCGCACTGTAAAGAAAGTTGCTACTGGAACTGGCATTGCTGGTGCGGGAGCAGCAGGCGGAGCATACGCTGTTTCAAAGAAGTCTAATCTAAAACCTAAACCAGCAAGTGCTAAGCGCACACGCTCTGGTCAAAAAGCAAAGGGTAAGTAATATGCCAGTACCAGCGATAGTAGCGGGAGCAGCAGCAATTGCTGCTCGTCTTGCAGCAAAGAAGGCTGCACAAGAATTAATAAAGAAAGCAGCAGCAAAAAAAGTATTACCAAATACAATACGTGTAAGTGCTGCTAATAGAAAACGTCTTGCTGCACCTAAATCTAATGTTAAGGTAAAGCCTGCTCGTAAGCAAGTTCCTAATCCTCCCAATCAAGCAAAAGCATTTTATAAATTTGATAGTTCTCGTGGCAGAGCATACGACAAGGCTGCTAAAGAATATGAAGAAGGAGCAGGTCGGCATGGCAATATGTATGAAATGCAAGACGCTGCCAGCGATGCAGCCATGCGTGCACAGACTACACGTAAGGCTAATATTGCTGGTAAAAAATTAGCAACCGCTGAAAGAAATAAAGCAACTACTCCACGTACATCTAAAGATACTACGTGGTCTACAAGAAATCGCGTTAAAATTAATTCTGCAAAACCAACAAAAGGCAGTTCTGATAATTTTGTTGAAGTGCCAGTTAAAGATAGCAAACTTGGTGCAAGACCTAAAGTGTTTACTCCACGTACAGTTGCTGCACGTAAGCCAGCACGTAAACCAGTACCTAATCCAAAAAATCCACCTAAAGGAACTGTAAAAATTAATAGTGGAAGCAATAGACCAGCAATGCTTCGTAAGCGTGCGGTTAGAGCAACACCAAAGAAGAAGTAAGGAGTAAAGATGCCAGTACCATTGATAGCCGCTGGCGTGGCATCTCTTATCGCCCGCGCCGCTGTATCCACTGCTGCTAAAAAAGCATTAACCTCTGCTGCCGCAAAAGGATTAACTAAGCGTCAGGTTGCTGAACTAGTTGTTCGCAACGAAGCCCGTGCTGCTAAAACCTTAGCAAACAAAGGAATTAAGACTGGCCCTAAGCGTTACGAGTATTCAGGAACTAAATACTCTGACCCTAAACTTGATAAAGCATTTAGAGAGTCACCAGCCGAAGGTTCTATTGAAGCAATGGCAAAGCGCATGCTTGCAGATAATCCTGAAAAAGCAGCAAGAATAGCAACAGAAAAAGCCAGAGTTGTTATGTCTCGTAATAAAGCACAAACTGTAGCAAAAGTTGCAAAGAAAAAAGAATTAACTAGGACACCAGTTAGACTGTTTGAGCGTAAGCCAGCAGCAGGACCATTAACTAAAAAGGCTGCTATTAGAGCGGAACGTAATCGCCGTACTACGGTTGAAATTGCTAAGTCTCCTAAAGCAAGAGCAAGAATTGCTGAACGTGCAGAACAACGTCCTTTGTCTACAGGTGATGCTACTAAAATTGCAAGACGAGTACGACCACCAGAAGGTTTTAGTGGCGCAAGTAAATTCCAAAAGCCCAAAATGCGTGTTAATAAGTCAACAGATACATCTGTCAAAATTACAAAGCCAGCAGTTAAAAAAACTGCTAAAGAAATAAAAGAGGCTAGAGAAGCAGCAAAGCAACGCCGTATAGCGGCTAATGCTAGAGGAAGAATTACTGGTAAAAGTTCCGTAACTAAACCTCCTGTTAAAAGTAAAAAAACTGAATTAAAAGAACGACCACGTACTCAAGAAGAAATGCTTCGCAAGCGTAATGCACAAGAAGAAATGCGTAAAAAAGATTATAAGAATAAAGGTCGCGCAGAGCGTGAGCGCGATGTAGATGCTGAAGATGTACCGCAAGGCCAAATAATCCGTGGTGAGTTTTATCCAGAAGGCACTATTGGTATTGGAGCACGTTCTACTCGTGGTAATAAAACTATTGAAGCACGTTCACCAAAAGTTAGAGAAGATTTACCACCTAAAGATGAACTTGTTGCAATTAGGAAAGCATTTGCTGAACTAACTAAAGAAGAAAAAGCAGCAATGCGGACAATGGATGCACGTGGTATTCAAGGAATCTTACGTGAGAAGATTGCTAAAGGTGCTAATAGAAAACCCGCTGGTCCTAAAGATGCGCCAAAGCGCAAGTATGTAACTCCAGAACGCAGAATAGAAACAATGAAGGCTCGTACTCGTTCTCGTCGTGCAGCAGAAGTAGCACGTGATAAGCGTTTAGCAGAGTTAAAAAAGAGACTTACGCCAGCACAAAGAAAAGCCATTGCACAAGCCATTGCACAAGCAAAAAGGAATAGTAAATAATGCTAACTGATAAGCAAATTTTTGCACGTGTTGCGTCTTTAAAAGACCGTACCCGTGACCGTGATTCACGTCAGCAAGATGTACTACTAGTGCGTCAGGGTAAGATTGCTACTGTATATCCTGATTTTTTTCCAGAAGGTATAGAGGCTAACGTAGTTGCTAACTTTGTTGACATTGTAGCCCGTGACTTATCTGAAGTTATGGCTCCGTTACCTGCAGTTAACTGCTCAGTAGTTAGTCAAGTTAAAGACCGTGCTCGTAAAGCAGCAGACAACCGTACTCGTATTGCTGCTAACTATTTTTATAATTCCGATTTGCAAGTACAGATGTATACTGGAGCAGATTGGTATGTAACATTTGGGTTTGTTCCGTTCATTATTGAATTGGACACTGAAGCAAAGTTGCCGCGTATTCGCGTAGAAAGTCCTGTCGGGGCGTATCCTGAATTTGACCGCTACGGACGCTGCGTTGCTTTTGCTAAGCGTTATGCCATGCCACTGGCTGAATTGATTTCTCAATTCCCAGAGCATGCTGACGTTTTACTTGGTCGTGACGGATACGACCAAGACATGAATAGTAGATTTGAGATTGTTCGTTACTACGACCAGCATCAATCTATTATCTACGTTCCAGAACGTCAGAATCTCGTTATCTCCCGTGCCAAGAATCCTATTGGCAAGTTAATGGTTGTAGTCGCAAGACGACCAACCGTTGATGGAGAGATGCGTGGACAGTTTGATGATGTACTCGGCATTCAATTGCTTCGTAATAGATTCGCATTACTTGCGATGGAAGCAACAGAGAAGGCTGTTCAGTCACCATTGATTGTTCCTGACGATGTGAACGAGTTCCAATTCGGTGGTGACGGAGTTATCCGCACTAAAAATCCTGCGGGAGTACGCCGAGTTGAACTACCAGTATCTGGCTCATTGTTTAATGAGCAAGCAGTTCTACAAAACGAATTGCGTATGGGTACACGCTATCCTGAATCACGTACTGGAAATCTTGATGCTTCAATCATTACTGGTCAAGGTGTTCAAGCCCTTATGGGTGGATTTGATACACAGGTTAAATCAGCGCAGGCTATTCTTGCATCTACATTAAAGACTGTTATATCACTTTGTTTTGAAGTAGATGAGAAAATCTTTAATGAAACAAAATCCATTCGTGGTATTGATGCGGGTAGTCCTTATGCAATTGAGTATCTACCGTCAAAGGATATTAAGGGAGATTACTCTGCAGATGTTCGTTATGGAATGTTGGCTGGTCTTAATCCAGCGCAGGGACTTATCTTTATGTTGCAGGCCCTTGGGGGTAAGTTAATCTCCAAGGACTTAGCAATGCGTGAATTGCCATTTGGAGTTAACGTAACTCAGGAGCAAGAAAAAATAGAAGTTGAAGAAATGCGTAATTCGCTTATCTCATCTCTTAATGCTTCGGCGCAGGCAATTCCGCAACTTATTGCTAATGGCGGAGACCCAACTGCAATTGTTAAGAAGATTGCAGAAGTAATCCGATTAAGACAGAAGGGCACGCAGGTTGAGGACGCAATCAATGACGTGTTCGCTCCAGAATTACCACCTGCTGGAGAAGCATCTATGGTTGAGCAACCGTCCCCTGCTCCCACCGCGGCTCCAGCAGGTGGCTCTCAACCACCGCAGGGTCTACAAAGTTTACTTTCTAGCCTCTCAATGAGTGGCAAAACAAATGCATCGGCACGTACAGTAACTCAAGGATAACTAGGTAGGGGACAATGACAACAATCGTAGGCGTAGAGAACGCAGATGGTTGCGTTATAGCATCTGATTCACGTGTAGCAGAGGGTGGCAAGGTTTATACCCATCCAAAGATGGTTAAAGCAATTGAACGTGGTAGTTACATTATTGCTGGTGCTGGAGATTATCGAGCACTACAAGTTGCATTACATGTATGGCAACCACCAGTAGTAAGTGCTAAAGCAAAACAAAATCTTTATGAGTTTGTAATTAATAAAGTTGCACCGTCTCTTAAGACAACATTATCCGAGGCTGGTATTGAATTTACCAAACCATCAGATAGCGATGATAAGTTTGAACTACAACTTATTATTGGTATCAATGGAAGTTTATTTGAAATTGATAGTGACTTTGCAGTTGCTATGAATAGTACTGGATTTTATGCAATTGGTTCTGGTGGAGATTATGCACTTGGTGCTCTCCACGCAGGAGCAACAATACTAGATGCAATGCAAATTGCAGCAATTAATAACAACGGAACTTCAGCCCCGTTTCATATTCTTCTACAAGAGAATAAGCAGTACGCAAAATGAGTGATAGATTCAGGGAGAAAATAGAGCAAGCATTAAGAGTTCTAATAGAAGAAGACCCTGAAGGGTCTAACTACATCTGCGCTAACTGGTTAATAATTACAGAATGGGCAGACTATGATGGAACTCGTTACTTGCATACAGAAGTGTCAGATTCAATGACACCCTGGAATGCTTATGGCATGATGCGTATGGCTAAAGAATATAATAAAGAATCCTTTGGCGAACCGCCAGCAGATGAAGATGATGAATTGGAAGAAGGAGATGAGTAATGACAACTGCACCACAAGGTCCTGGTGGCTATCGTGCGCCGTCTAACCCAGCACCAGTATCAGGCCCTGGCGCTCTTTCTCAGCGCACTGACGGCGGTCCAACTCAAGGAGCAAAATACATCTCTGGATTGCCATACGGACAAGGACAAGAAACTTATTCAAACCAACTAGCAGCACCTATGGCTGGTAACCCTATGAGCGGAAGCGCAATGGGCAATTCAGGACTAGTGCAAATGGAAATGCCAACAGAATTAATGGCTGCTACTTCTCGCCCAAATGAGGCTATTACATCTGGTATTGATATTGGTGAAGGCCCAGGAAGTTCTTCGTTAAGACTTCCTAATCAAGAGCCAAACATTCTTACAATTATGCAACGACTTGCAGAAAATGACCCATCTGGAGACTCAGAACTTATTTATAATACTCTATTACAAAGAGGTTTTTAATGGCTCAAACGCTTAAAAACCTTAGTTCTGCTGTAGTAGAAATGAGTCCTAACCTTTATAAGACTGCAATCAACATTGGCATGTCTGAAATAGATGCTAGTCTTGTAGACCAACAGGCTCGCAGTTGGAAACTTGGACAACAACTTCTTTCTAAGTCAAAAGAGAAAGCACGTAAGGAATTTCTTGGACTTGACCCAATAGTTAAAAATAATATTTATACACTATTTTCTGACGAAGAAATCTTTCGACCAGAAAAAACTATTTATCAAAAAGCATTTGATATTGCTGCGGCTCCAGTTAAAAATATTATTGGTATTGCTGCATCACCACTTGTGCAAGGTCTTAAAATGGTTGAAAGATATGGGAAACTTATCAACATACCATACCAAGCAATTCAACAGAAAAATCAAGGCGCAGACTTTTCAAAAAAACTTTTAACAGATGCATATAATGGTACAAACTCATGGCAATGGGATGAAGTTGCAAAGTATGAAGAAAAATACGGCAAAGCCTTAACAACACTAGCCCGTGGTACTGCTGAAAAAAAGTCTATTGGTAAGTCAATTGGCTTATATGGAACTTTTGATGATGATATTGCACAAGCAATTCAGTATGCAGGAGACAATCCAGAAAAGTTTCAAACCCTTGTAGACGAACTATCTCAAGATGCACAGGTTTCTCCAGGCCGCGATGCATCTCCATCTGTTTCACGTCTTATGCAGATTTCAGATAACTCTATTGGTTATAAAATGTGGAAGTTTATTGGTATTGACCTTAGAACTAATAAAGGTGCACGCGAATTTGAAAAAATATTCTCTGGTCCAATAGATGGTTTATATCAAATTTTTGTTGACCCATTAACTTATACTGGTGTAGGTACTGCTGGTAAGTTAGCAATTAGAGGTGTTGCAGGATACAAGCCTAGTTTTGGAGAAGCCTATGTTCGCTTTGGTGGATTTCAAACTAAGGGTCAAAAACTTGCTGCACAATATCAATTTGTAGCAGAACGTGGTGGCGTTGAAGAAGGAATGGCTTGGGTATTTAGTGAACCATCTGTTGCAAAATTGTGGAATGAACAATTAGGACCACGATTAAAATCTTTTGCAGAAGCACAGGGTCCTTATGAAAAGGGTAAAATTCTAGAGTCAATGAAGTTCGACTTTCCAGAATGGTATAACGTAGATACTGTTCGGACTCTTGTAAAGAATAGAACCTTTGATGCTGAATCTGCACGTGAATTTTTTACTTATGTAGATGATACAAACATGATGCTTAATGGAACTGTGGATGGATTATCATTTCAGCGCAATGCTATTCCATTTGCTCGCCGTACTCGCTTACTTACATCCGCTGTACATAAAACAGCGTATCAAGTTTTTAATCCAACAGCAACAAATAAAACTGGCGACCTATTAGCAAAGGCTGAAAAAGACAGTCTTGATTTAATTGAAACTTTAGCCCGTGTTGCTGATGAAGATAACGTATTAGTTAATACTCGTATTGTTGATGAACTTAAATTAGAACAAGATATTACTAAAGCACGTCAAATTTTATTTAAAATGGGTATATCTGCCAAGCGTTCACCAGAAATGATTATCTGGGGAGAAGATTCTGCTAAAACAGCAGATGCCATTCGTAGTACAGCAGCAGCAGTAATGCCAAATGACATGGCAAATGCTATAACTATATGGCTTATTGACCAACCAGAAAATATTCAACTAACCGTAGTTCGTAATATGCAATACGGTTTTATGAAGCGTCTTGGCATATCAGATAATGACGCTTTAAATATTTTAGAAAAAACATATAATGATACATCTGGTTTACATGCTGCTCCTAATACACCATTTCCAGAAGATTGGGCAGATTTACTACATCCATCAATTTATGAGACACAGAATAATATTCCATACCTTATAAATCGTGGAGTGGTTCATGCATCTCAGTTGAAAAAGGGTATTGCCCCACTTCCATATGATGAATTATATCGTTTGTCTTCTTACGAAAAGGTTCGCAATCTTGGTAAGGGACTTCCAGACAATAAAGTAACATTTCCTGCCCGTGCTGCTGCTAATTTATTTGGTGGTGTAACACGTAGCACAATGGCTACTCGTTATAGTAATTACTGGTCTGCTGGAACACTTGCTCCACGTCTTGGTATGCGTACCAATGTTGACGAAGGTTTAATGTACGCCCTTGTTAATGAAGCAGAATCTGTTTTTGCTCTTGGTGCTAGTAAATTTGACCAAGAGTTAGCAGCATTAACTGCAATTACTGGTAGTCGTGCTGGTATTGGTCCAGTAAAGGGTGGTTTCTTTTGGCTTGCCAACAAGTTTGGTATTAAACGTGCTAATGGTAGACCTCTTGACCCACGTGATGCTATTCCAGCACCAGAACGTGAAGCAATTAAACTTCAAATTAAAGAGGCTTTAGAAGAAAAACTTGGGATTGATGTCCCACTTGCTGAAATTTCTAATATGGAAATGCGTGAAGCCCTTATTTCTGTAGCAGAGGATATATATCCAAGTGTTATAGGAAAAGAATCATGGAATAATCTTAAAAAAGTAATGCGCCATCAACCAAACTTTGGTGGTGCAGTAATTAACTCTATGTCTGCTAAGTCTATTCTTGGCGGAAAGGTTTCTCCAGATTATTTTGAGTCTACTTTTGGGTTAGACTCTTTTAGTCTATTCTTAAAAGAACATGGAGCCGAACTAGGTAGAAACTGGACACCACGTGAGGTTCAAAAATTATCTGAAGTTGAAGTTGGCGTTATTATGTGGCGTAACTTTAATTTACGTTTTGGATTTAATGAATACAAAATTTCAGAAGGACGTTACTTTAGTCCAGTAAGCGCATTCTTTAGACATAATGCTTTAAAGACAAGAAACGACTTTGAGATGGCTCGTAAAGATATTCTAAAGCAAATGGAAGTCTATTACGATAATGCAACTGGAGTCTGGGTTAGCGATAAAGCAGAGATAACAGATGCTGCATTACGTCCATTCTCTCAGGTTGTTGGGCTGCGTCAAAAGGGCTATGGAGATGCTGAGATTGCACGTATGTTGGTTGATGACATGCTGGCTGATATGCGTTTTTCATTTCATGGAAGTGCTAACGTCAACTCTTACAATAAAAAATTATTTGATTTAATTGCTAATAAAGAAAAACAAATTGTTAAAGTTGAAGATGCACTTAATCGTGGCTATCAAGGCACATGGTCAAAGGCTGTAGCAAGTTTAACACATAGTGAGTTCGATGAAGCAACTGTTGGATTCCGTCCAATCACAGACTACATTAACTCTGACATTATTATTAATGGAAAATCAATAGACCTTGACGGACTAAAGGAAGTTCAGACTTTTGGCGAGATGATGGACAAGTTCCCTAACGCAATTATGGAACTTATGGACCATCAAGTTACAGGTTTCTTTCGTCTTCCCGCACTAAAGGTCGGTATTAATAAAGCATTTAGACAGTTAAAGCCATATGAAGCAATGCTAGTAAAGCGTCATGAAAATGCAATGCTTGAAAGCGACCCATTTATGGATGTAGGTCTTGCGTCAAAGCGGGCAAAGTTATTAGCGGAAAAACAAATATCTGAAATTTCTGTTAAGCAAGCAACCAATGCTGTACTTGAGTATGTTGATAATCCAAACATTCGTTCTTCCTTTGCTATATCTATCCGTCACCTTGGAAGATTCGTTAGAGCAACAGAAGATTTTCAGCGCCGTATGTACCGCATGTACACAAAGCAACCATTGCGTGCTTTATATCGTATGCGATTACTACACATGGGATTAGAGTCTGCTGGTTCTGTTTATACAGATGAAAAGGGAGATGACTATGTTATCTTTCCAACAGATGTTATTATTAACAATGCTATTAATCCAACACTTGCTAAACTAACTGGTAATGAATACTTAAAAATTCCTACAGCCACACAGTTTGCTCTTAAGTTCAGACTTGTTAACCCATCTTTTGCTCCAGATGCTGGTGCTCCAGCCTTTGCTGGACCACAGGCTGGTTTGGCTATCCTAACCGCAAAAGCATTCTTGCGTGATTTACCACTAGTTCCATTTAGAGATAAACTATCTCCATATACCAACTGGGCTGCAGATAAGTTAGATACATTTGCTATGGGTCATATTGGTAAGAATACAGATTTAGGTGAAGCATTTAAAATTGCAATGCCTATGTTCGCATCAGGTCTTATTGCTGCTGGACAAGACCAAGAATCAAGTCGTGTTAAAACAAGTTCTGTATTGCAAGCAATGGCTTATCATCAAGCGTTTGGATATACACTCCCACAAAATGCTACAACTCAAGAAAGAAAAGAGTACATTCGCGCTCTTAAAATAAGTGCAAATAGTATTATTGGTTCACAGTTTATTCTAGGTAATATTAATCCTGCATACCCTACACTTAAGGATAGTGCTGGCTTACCAGACTTTATTAAACAAACTGGTATCAGTAGTTTCAAGTCTTCATTCTGGGATATATATGATGGTATTTTAAAGAATGCTGGTCCAGATGTAACTGACCCATTTGCTTTAGCACTAGCAACCTTTACTGGAAAGAATCCTAAGAAGTTAGCCTACATTGTCCCACGCAATACAAAGGCAATGCAAGTATTTATTAATAAGACAGATAACTTAAAGTCTTGGGTTCAAAAGAATCGTCAGTTTGTAGATACGTATAAAGAAATTGGTTACTTGTTTGCACCAAAGGTTGGTGAATACAATCCAGATATTTATACATTTATGGAATCAGAAAATCTTGTAGATGAAATTGGGCTATTAGATTATCTAGAAAAGATTCAGACTGCTGCTGATAAAGAAGAATACTTTGCTTATGTTAAGCAGGAAAAAACAGACCTTGCTAATGTTGCTGATTACGGTGCACGTAAGGCTGTTATTGCTGCAGCAGAACGTAATAGACAACTACTAATGTATTCTAATCCATCATTAGAAGAAGCAATTAATAATCCAGATAATCGTGGTACTTTAAAGAAACAATTAAATGTTCTGGCAGATGCGGTTAATTCAACAAAGTCACCTATTGCTAAAGACACCCGTGCATCTATGCAGTTAACTATTCAAAAAATTCGTTCCTTCATTGACTTTAACGAGAATCCATTTGCAAAGAATGCGTACCAGTATCAAGAACAAAAGGCTGCTTCTAAACAAGAAATAGCAGAACTACTCTTTGAACTATCACGTTCTAACCTAGAAATCCGTGAAGCAAACCGTTTGATTTTCACGCCAATCCTGAACTCATACGCCCGCAATGTTGTGGGCGCATCACCAGAAAGGTAATATAGTGGCTGAACCTACGTACAAATCCCCTGATGCAGCCAAGAAGGCAGCAGAAACTAGTGCCGCTGCCGCTGCTGCTGTAGCCGCTAATAAAAATGCTAAAGCAAAAGAAGTTCAGAATCTTCTTAATGGACTATTCGGTGCTACTGGTAAGTTAAAGGTTGGCTTTGACCCATACGGAAACCTACAACTTCAGCAAAGTATCTTAGATAACAATGGTAAACCAACTGGCGAATTTCAAATAGTATATTTTTGGCCTGCACCTAATGTTGAAAATTCAGAAATCTTAAATGCCAGTGAAGCAGTTGCTAGGGTTAAGGGTGCATACGGAAAGAACGCAGAGTCTTTACGTAAGATGCTTTATGAGCGTGGCTTTATGGGTGAAAAGGATTATGTAACCCGTTCTGAATCAGCACTTAATGGGGCTATTTTAAAGTCAGCCAATGAGCATAGCGTTGAGAATGTTCAAAGATTTACAGTTAATGGACAAATTGATTTTTCTAATTACAACTCATGGTTGTCTGGTAAGACAGCATACAGTGGTGGAACAAATATAGATACTGAAAAAGTATCTACACCAAAAAGTGAAACAGACCAAGATATTAATGAGTTCTTTTTTACTATGTTGGGTCAAGATGCAGATGAAGATACTAAGACTAAATACTTTAATGCTGTTCAATTGGCAGAAAAAAATGCATCACGCAAGGCTAAAATAAGTGGTTCTGTTTCAACAACAGTTAATACTCTTTTAACAGAAGAAGACTACTATAGAATTAAAGCAGATATTTTAAAACCATATGTATTGGGTACACCTTTAGAAAAGATTACTCAAGGTACTGGTAGTATTGCTCAGGCTGTTACAACAATCAAACAGTATGCAGCAGAATATGGTGTATCAAGAACTCCAACCGATATTCTTAATGACGTTCTTGGAGGAATGAAAGTAGGCGGAGCCTTAACAGAAGGAAACTTAGACCAGCAAAAGGCTAAGATTCGCACATTAGCAAAGGCTCGTTACTCTAATCTTTCTAACTTAATTGATGAAGGTATTAAAGTATCTGACATTGCCAATCAGTTTGCATACTATAAAGGTAAGTTGCTAGGTATTGCAGATAATTCAGTTAGCATTTTTGATGAAGATATTCAGTTAGCCCTTGATAATAAGGATGCATCTGGTAAGTCACAAGGTAGTGTTATGAGTTTAAATGATTATGAAAAACTTCTTCGCACTAATCCAAAGACAAAACCACTATGGTTAAAGTCCTCTGGTGCAAGAGAAGAAGCATCAGGATATGCAAATGATATTTTACGTATGTTTGGATTGAGGGCATAATGGCGCAAACACAAGCACAATTATTAAAAGCGGCTAAAGCACAATTAGCAAAAACTAAAGCACGTCTTCAAGCAGCAGAAGACCAGCAAGCAATTTTAAATGCAAGCACACAATCAAGTACTGTCAATACAACAACAATGGCTGGTATTACTGCCGCATCACGCGGAGAAACAGGTTATGTACCACCAGTTGATACTGATACATACGCAACAAAAGTATTAGCCAGTGGTAAAACACAAGCCCAAATTGATGCTCTTCGGAATGCGTATGATACTGCGGCTATGATTAGAGATAATTATTCAGGTATTGGGTCGCAAGTTATTAATGGTCAGGTTGTTACCAAGGCTCTTCCTATTAAAAGTTCTACTGATGATGGTAGTAATGATAACAACAATAACAACAATAATAACAACAATAATAACATAGCCATAACTTTAGTTTCTACAGAAAGAGATGAGTATGGGAATGTTATTGGTGTTTATTCTGACGGAACAACTAAGATTCTTATTCCCTCTGGCCGTAAATACAAATCAACTGTAGATGAAAATGCCTACGCAATTCTTAAATCTACTTTTGCGGATTATGGCTTAGATGACCCAGATTTGCTAAAAGAAATAGAAGGATACATGGAACGTGGTTTAGGTTCTGAACAGGCTGGTTTAGAATTACGCAAAACTAAAGCATACATAACTAGATTTGCAGGCAATGAAACTCGCCGTGCTGCAGGACTTAACGTATTGTCAGAGGCTGCATACCTAGAACTAGAGAACTCTTATAAAGAAACACTTCGTGCTTATGGACAACAGGGTTTCTTTGGAACAGACCGTAAGGCAGCACAGGCTAAGATGGCAGATATTATTGGTAACGATATCTCTGCTACTGAGTTTAAAGATAGAGTTGATACCGTAGTAACTAGAGTTAATAACTCTGACCCAGGAGTTAAGTCAACTCTAAAGGCTTTCTACAATATCGGAGACCAAGATTTAATTGCATACTTCCTTAGCCCTAAAGAAAACCTACCTAAACTACAGGAAAAGGTTACATCTGCTGAGATTGGTTCTGAAGCATTAAAGCAGAATCTAATAACAGATGTGGCTAGTGCTTCAACCCTTGCTCGTATGGGTATTACTAAGGCACAGGCTAAAGAAGGTTACGAAACAATTAGCGGAGTCCTTCCAACTGCTTTAAAACTTGGTCAGATTTATGGTGAAGAAAAAATTAACTACACACAAGGAACAGCAGAAGAAGAAGTTTTTGCACAACTTGAATCTGCTAAGCGCAAGCGTTTAAGACTAGCCGAAAAAGAAGTAGGTTCATTTAGTGGAACCTCTGGCTTGGGCCGTAACGCACTAGGTAGCGGTAAATCTAGCGCATTTTAAATTCCCTAGACGGATATACCAGCCCCGTCAGGCGTAACAGTCTGGTAGCAGAAGCCAATCAAATATCCCCTTATCTGATTGCGGTCTGCGACAACTACTAATGAAGGGTGATGTTGCATGAGCAACGAACAATACTGGGAGAACGATAACGAAAATCTAGAGAACGAATTAACCCGTTCTCAAAACTCGTATGGCGATGATGGTATCGCTAACTTACGCAAAGCCAAGCGAGCAGATGAAAAGCGCATTAAGGAACTTGAAGAACAACTAGCGAAGTTCTCTAAGGAATCCAATGAGCGAACCGTTAAAGAAATCCTTGAATCAAAGGGAGTGAACACGAAGGCTGCCCGTCTTGTCCTTAAGGACTTAGACACTATCAATGAAGACGCAGTGTCAAACTGGCTCATTGAGAATGGTGACTTAATTGGGTACACGCCAAATCAAGAAAAGCCAGTTGATACAGAAAACATACGTGCTTTACAGCAACAGGATTCTGTCACTCAAACGGCCGACACTCCCGCTTATTCAGAAGACATTGCGCGATTAATTGCAAATGCCTCATCTGAGGAAGAAATCATATCCATTCTCAGCGGTCAATAAAAAAACCGCACACTAATTAGAAAGGGGATATCGCCAAATGGCTGATGTCTTTTCAACTTCAACCTCTGGGTTAGGTTCCAATCTTGTTACTATGGCATACGATAAGTTGATTGAACTCAACTTGCGTTCAGTGCCACAGTTCCGCGCAATCGCGGACAAGAAAATTGGAAACCCAACTCACGATGGTTCTTCAATCCGTTTCCAGTTCCACAACGATATTGCTGACACCACAATTGCTGGTGCAACACTTGCTGAAACTGTTGACCCAGATGCAGTAGCACTACCAGCAACTACAACACTAGATGTCTCACAGACAGAACTAGGTCGCGTAGTGCTTCCAACTCGCAAGTTGTCATTACTGTCACTTGCAGATGTTGACCCATGGATTGCTAACGCAGTCGCATTCAACATGGCAACTACACTAGACAATGGTGTTGCTGCTATCCTTGATGCAGGTACAAATGTCATCCGCGAATCTGCTGGTGCACTTTCTACAACTGCAGCCAAGTCAACAATTGTAACAACAGACACATTCAAGGGCCGCGATGTACGTTACGCTGTAACAAAGTTGCGTGCTAATAATGTTGTTCCACGTGGCGGAATGTATGTTTCATACATCCACCCAGAAGTTTCACATGACCTACGTACAGAGACAGGTAACAACATCTGGCGTACACCACATGAGTACCAGAATGTTGGTCCATTATTTGCTGGTGAACTTGGCGCATGGGAAGGTGTCCGTTTCATTGAGACACCACGCATGACCAACACAATCTCAGGTTCTGCTCTAACAGCACTTGCTACTGCATCAGCAGTAAGCGGAGTTGCATCAGCATTTACTATCGTAGCAGCAAACGCTGCATTTGGTGGTCTTGCTGAGGTTGGAGATGCTATCTCAGGTACAGGCGTAGGCTCAGGTGCTTTGATTACAGCAATTTCTGTTGGTGCAACAAACACTACATTCACTGTAGATGTTGCTAACTCAGGTACTGTTGGAACAAACACACTTACAGTTACTCCAAAGGCACGCGTTTACAACACTTACGTACTAGGACAGCAAGCACTTGCTGAAGCAGTATGGAAGGAACCAGGCATTGAGTTTGGTAACGTTGTAGACAAGTTGAACCGTTTCCGCCCAGTCGGCTGGCACGGTATCATCAACTGGTCAATCTACCGTCAAGAGGCGCTATACCGCATCGAGACTGCTTCATCAGTTCGTATCTAAGTAATTAGATGGGTGGGGCAGGGGGAAACCCCTGCTCTATCCATAAAACGGCTTAGGAGGCTATATGGCATACAGATTCACAACACCTACAGTAAGCGAAGGCCCTGCAGGTGAAGGCCGTCTATTCGAGCAGTTCAGACTTGTAAGAGGTATCACAGTCTTGAAGATAGATGGAGTTTACTATGAACTTCGCTATCCATCTTCAGAAGAAGTAGAGGCTGCTGAAGAAGCATACATCGGTGGATACTCTTATGAGGTAAATGCAGCCCAAAAAGCCAGCCTTGAGGCTGCAGGTTATACAGTGGAGACGGTATGAGACATAGGCAAGACCATCCAGAAGATGTTGAAGGTTGCTTTGGATGCAAGATTTTAGGGTTGCAATTAAATCCAGGAGATTCATCTTCTCAAAAGATGGTAAGTAATAAAAAATGGGATGGTGAGTTAAAAGCCTATCGAGCAGCACGTGCCGATGGGATTCAACCTGCTGGAACAAGTATGAAAAAGATTCAGGAAGCACTCCGTGCATCTGATGTCATGGGTAAAGCATTTGATGCTAGTACCATGGGTGATAGTAAAATAATACAAAACAATACAGTATCTAAACTCAAAGAGGTAGGAGTAATATAATGTACGGTATGAAAAAGATGGAAACTAAAATGGGTATGAAGAAGCCAGTTGCAAAGAAGGCTGCTAAAAAGAAGATGGTTAAGAAGACAGCAAAGAAGACTATGCCTAAGCGCGGAATGTTTGGCGGCATGTAATGCCAAAAAAACCATCGGCAAAACCAAAGCCAATGGCTCCGCGTTTTCCTACTTCAACTAGTGTTAAGAAACCAATGCCAAAAATTATAGGCGCTAAGCCTAGTGTTAAAAAGCCAATGGCTTCTCCCACAAAAAAACCTGGCGTTGTAGTTGCTTTGCCTAACGGCAGCACGGTTGGACTAAAAGATATTGGCAAAGTAAAGCCAACTCCTAAGCCTAAGCCAAAGGTTACGCCTAAAGCAATTCCAACTAAATCTGATTCTCAGTATTTTAATGACCAAAAGAAGTTTATTGAATCAAGAAAAAAACTAAATAAAAAATAAACACTCTAGTATAAGGATTAAATAATGAGTAAAACTGCTAAGCATTACCTTAAGAATGGTAAAGAATATACAGGCGCTGTTCACAAGATGAACGGACAGGTTCATACGGGGGCAAAGCATACTGCATCTAGCAAAGTGCTTACTCATACAAAGCCTAAGAAGACAAAGTAATGCCTAAGACAAAATCTAAAGTAAACGCTGCTGGTAATTATACTAAACCTGGTATGCGTGCTTCTTTGTTTAAGAAGATTAAGGCTGGTTCTAAGGGCGGAGACCCTGGTGAATGGTCTGCTCGTAAAGCACAACTACTTGCTGTTCAATATAAGAAGGCTGGCGGAGGGTACAAGTAATGGCTTTGGCTAAATCTCAACAGTCACTTAAGAAATGGACTGTAGAAAAGTGGAAGACTTCTGATGGTAAGCCCTCTAAGGGCAGGAAAAGATACTTACCATCTGCTGCATGGGCTTCTTTAAGTTCAGCAGAAAAGACTGCTACTAATAAGGCTAAGGCTCAAGGCAACTCTAAAGGTAAGCAGTTTGTTAAACAACCTAAATCTATTGCAAAGAAGACGGCTAAATACAGATGAAAAAAGATTCTAGATTAACCCGTGCTGGTGTATCAGGCTTTAACAAGCCTAAGCGTACTCCTGCCCATCCTAAAAAGTCACACGTAGTTGTGGCTAAAGAAGGAACTCAGGTCAAGACTATTCGTTTTGGGCAGCAGGGTGTATCTGGTTCTCCAAAAAAGACTAATGAGTCTGCATCCTATGCAGCAAGACGTAAATCTTTTAAAGCAAGACATGCTAAGAATATTGCCAAAGGCAAACTAAGTGCGGCCTACTGGGCAGATAAGGTGAAGTGGTAATGGGTATTCTAATTAATGAACTAACGGACGAGGTGTTAATTAACCTTGCTGGTTATACAATACAGCAGGACAAGGCTACACATTTAACTGCTGCTATTACTACAACTACATCTACTATTGCAGCACCAACAATCTTTAGTGTTGCAGATGCTCAACGCCTTGGCTCTGGTATTGTTGAAATTGATGACGAACTTCTATGGGTAGATACTGTAGACCGTATTTCTAATACAGGAACAGTCTCTCCTTATGGTCGAGGCTTTATGGGTTCTACTGCTGATACACATGTTGCTGGTTCTAAAGTAACTATCTCTCCTACTTTTCCTAAGCACGTTGTAAAGCGTGCTATTCAAGACACTATCCGTGCTATGGGTTCTTCTATGTTTGCCGTTAAGCAGACAAGTTTTACATTCAGTAGCACTGCAATAAATACATACGAATTAGATAACAAGAATATACAAAACATTTTAACCATGCACTGGCAAGATATTGGTTCTAGTAAAGAATGGATTCGCATTAAGCGATGGGACTTAGATTCTTTTCCAGATGAAGCAACTTGGGGCACGGGTGCACAGACAGTAACTATTGGAGATAGAATTGTTTCAGGCCGTAAGGTAAAAGTTGTTTATGCAACTGCACCTTCAATACTATCTACAAGTGCTACTACTTCATTTAATACACAGACTGGACTACCTGAGTCTTGTAAAGATATTGTAATTCTTGGTGCTTCATATCGTTTGATTGCCTACCTAGACCCAGCCCGTACTGGTGCACAGTCACCACAGGCTGATGAAACAGATAACAAGCGTACCTTTGGTTCAGCAACTAATGCGTATCGTCAATTGTTTGCTCTTTATAACCAACGCTTAACAGAAGAAATTATGTCGCAACAACAACAATACCCGCCACGAGTTCACTTCAGCCGATAGGAAGATTGAATGACAACTAGAAAATACTCATCCCGTTCGCAGCAAACTACCCTTACCGCTGGAATCAACTCAGCCGCAACTTCGGCTACAGTCGTATCTGGAAGTGCACTTCTTGGTGGTATTACCATTTCTTCTGGAGAAACATTTACTGTAGTAATTGACCCAGATACAGCCCTTGAAGAAATTGTAGATGTCACCGCAGTTAGCACTAACACGCTAACTATTGTTCGTGCTATTGATACAAGTCCAGCAACTGGTCAGGCTCACTCTGCTGGTGCAGTAGTTCGCCATATGGCAATTGGTCGCGACTATCGTGAAGCCAATACACATATTGAAGGAACACTTGCTCAACACACAGCAACTACTTCTGCACAACTTGCAGGTATTATCTCTGACGAGACTGGTTCTGGTTCTCTAGTATTTGCCACAACTCCTACCCTTACTTCAGCCAACCTTGTTACCCCAGCACTTGGAACTCCATCGGCTGCCATATTAACTAACGCAACAGGATTACCTATTTCAACTGGCGTAGTTGGTCTTGGTAGTGGAGTTGCTACTTTCCTTGCTGTTCCATCCAGTGCTAACCTTGCATCTACAATTACAGATGAAACTGGTTCGGGAGCATTAGTATTTGGAACTAGCCCAACAATTTCTACTCCTACAATAAGCAACTTATATCTTAGTGATTCACAGATTGTTTTTGAGGGCGCAAGTGCAGATGCTTTTGAAACAACTTTAACTGTTACCAACCCAACCGCTGACCGAATAGTTACTATTCCAAATATAGATGGAACCTTAATAACTACTGGCGATACTGGTACAGTCACAAGCACAATGCTTCTTGATGGCACAATCTTAAATGCTGATATTAACTCAGCAGCAGCCATTGACAAGACCAAGATTTCAGGTACAGCAATTACCGCTGGTGATACTGGAACTGTTACTTCAACAATGATTCTAGACGGCACTATTCTTAACGCCGACGTTAATTCATCTGCTCAGATTGCTTACGGCAAGTTAAATCTTACAAATAGTATTGTTAATGCTGACATTAACGCATCGGCTGCTATTGCTCTTAGTAAGTTAGCAACTGACCCACTAGCCCGTGCTAACCATACTGGTACGCAACTTGCAGCAACTGTCTCAGACTTTGACACACAGGTCCGCACATCTCGTTTAGACCAGATGGCTGCACCTACTGCATCAGTTGCTCTTAATGCTCAAAAGATTACAGGACTTGCCGACCCTACGTTGGCACAAGATGCGTCTACAAAAGCATACACGGACTTACAAATAACTAACCTTATTGCAGCAGCCCCTGGTGCTTTAAATACCCTTAACGAGTTAGCAACTGCTCTTGGCAACGATGCGGCGTTCTCAACTACTGTTACTAACAGCCTAGCAACTAAGTTGCCACTTGCGGGTGGCACTATGTCTGGTGCTATTGCAATGGGTACTAGCAAAATTACAGGTATGGGCGACCCAACTAGTGCTCAAGATGCGGCTACAAAAAACTATATTGATAACGTAGTTCTTGCTCCATCTAACTTGACTGGTCCAATTACATCTGTTGGTGCAACAACTAGCATTGCATCTCAGACTGGTACTGGTACTAAGTTTGTAGTAGACACCAGCCCAACACTGGTAACTCCAGTCCTAGGTGTAGCAACTGCTACTAGTATTAACTCAACAGTAATTCCTGCATC